GTATATTGATGGACGAATCTATTTCCACAAGATGGTAGACCTAGCTGATACCAGCAAAGGCGTTACGGAAGTTCGTTACATTGATCCCAGAAACATCAAGAAAATTAGGGAAGTAGATAAAGAGTACGCAAAAGATGCGGCTACTGGTATCGAGGTTGTTGGGAGAGTACGGGAAGCATTCTTGTATAACGAAGAAGGGTTATACCCCGCATTCGCAGGCAAAGGAATGGGTGGAGCTGGTCAAGGCATGGAGATTTCCGTGGACAGTGTTATATATGTAACCTCCGGGTTATTTGAACCCACATCAAACCAAGTTTATTCATATCTACACAAAGCTATAAAACCCGTCAATCAGTTGAGAATGATTGAAGATGCGGTAGTCATCTATCGTATCAGTAGGGCACCAGAGCGTAGAATATTTTATATTGACGTTGGTAACTTACCTAAACAAAAGGCTGAACAATATCTGAAAGATATTATGAATCGTTATCGTAATAAGTTGGTTTACGATTCATCTACAGGTGATGTTCGAGATGATAGACAGAAGATGTCTATGCTGGAAGACTTTTGGTTACCCAGACGAGAAGGTGGTCGAGGCACAGAGATTACCACACTCCCTGGAGGACAGAATCTAGGTGAGTTAGAAGATATAAAATATTTTCAGAATAAACTATACCGTTCACTTAATGTTCCTCTTTCAAGAATGGAATCAGACTCAGGGTTCAATTTGGGTCGTTCCACAGAGATTACGAGAGATGAGGTTAAGTTTACAAAATTCGTAGGTAAACTCAGAAGAAAGTTTACAGATATATTTCACGATTTACTCAAGACTCAGTTGATATTGAAACAAATCATTACACCTGAAGATTGGGAAGTTATGAAGGAACAAATTACCTATGATTTTCTACAAGATAATCATTTTTCAGAACTCAAAGATATGGAAATACTGGGTGAGCGTATAGACCATGTTGATAGACTTACTGATTATATTGGACAATACTATTCAAAAGAATGGGTACGGAAAAATATTTTACGTCAGTCTGAAAAAGAGATTGAAGAAATTGATGCTCAAATAGAAAAGGAAAAGGAAACTGATCCAGAAGGTGAAGATGACGCATTTTTATAAATAGATGAGGAAATAACATGACAGAAACAACTACAGTCGAACCAACAGAAACGCAGGATGCATCAGGCATTATTAGTGCTATCGCAAAAGGCGATACTGTTGGAGCAGGTAATAGTTTTGAAGATATTATGGCACAAAAGAAACAGGCAGCGTTGGATAATCTCAAAACAGATTTTGCAAGAGATATGTTTAATGCGCCTGCTGAGCCGTTTACGGCCCAGGGCAATGCAACAGAACAGGAGCCTGCAGTAGAGGAAGAATAAAATGAAACTCATATCAGAAACTAATGAGCATATTGAATTTATTACAGAAGCTACAAAAGATGGTGGAAAGAACTACAAAATTCGTGGTGTATTTCTACAGGCAGATGTAAAGAATCGTAATGGTAGAGTGTATCCGTATCCTATTTTACAGAAAGAAGTAAAACGATACAATAAAGAGTTTATTCAGAAAAAACGGGCGTTTGGAGAGTTAGGACATCCAGATGGTCCCACAGTCAATCTAGAAAGAGTATCCCACATGATAACAGACCTTTACGCTGATGAAAGTAATTTCTTAGGTGAAGCGAAAGTTATGGATACTCCGTATGGAAAGATTGTAAAGAATCTTATAGATGAAGGCGCTCAGCTGGGTGTTTCTTCTAGAGGTATGGGCTCACTAGAGCCAAAGAGTGGTGCGCAGTATGTAAGGGATGACTTTTATCTCGCAACGGCTGCTGATATCGTAGCAGACCCTTCTGCTCCTAATGCTTTCGTTGAAGGTATCATGGAAGGTAAGGAGTGGATCTGGGACAATGGTATCGTTAAAGAAGTAGACATTGAAAATTATAGAAGGGAAATTGACCGCAAGCGTATAAACCGTGGTAAAGCACAGGTTGCTGCGTGGGAAGATTTTGTTTCAAAGTTATAATTTTTATAAATAATAAAAAACGAATATAGGAGTCTAATCCAAAATGTCAGAAGAACTTAACACAAAGTTGGAAGAGCTTCTAGATGCCGAACTAACTGAGGACGAAGTTACCGCTATGGAGAAGGAAATCGAAGAATTGACGGAAGTTGAAGAGGTAGGTGGAGTCGTAAAGATGAAACCCGCATCCGGCAAGGCGAAGCCTTTGAAGTCTGGTGGTGGCGAGAGTTCAGACCTGAAAGATGATTCAGAAGATTTGGGACCTGCTGTAACGAGCCCAGAAGATTCTGATTCTGGTGCTGGTAAGGCCGCTGATAAAGCGAAAAAGGCCAAACCTACCAATCCTGCAGGGTCTGAATCAAAAGTTAAACAAGGTAGTTCTGCAAATGCTACTCCAGGTGAAAGTCAAAAACTCGCTGCTGGCGATGAAGTTGACCACGATGGAGAACAACTAGAGGAAGCCCGGATGACCAAGGCAAAAATGCTTGAGAATTTGGCGAAGCAGATGGAAGGTCTAGGGAAACTTAATAAGGCACAACTCAGCGCCGTGCATGAGAAAATCAGCGCAGCCATGAAGGGTGATGAAGAAGTTTCTGAGTCCAAAGACGATGCAGAGCTTAAAGAACTACAAGCCCAGAAGAAAGAAATCGAAGAGCGTATGAAGAAGATTTCTGTAAAAGAAGATGTTGCAGCGCTAGTTGACGGCGAAGAACTCTCTGAGGAATTCAAAGACAAGGCGGCAATCATTTTTGAGACAGCGGTTAAGACCAAAGTCACATCAGAAATTGCAAAGCTTGAAGAGGAATATGCACAACGGCTAGAGGCTGATGTTGCTCAAGCTCTTTCCGAGACAACTGAGAAGGTAGATAGCTATCTTGCTTATGTCGTGGAAGAGTGGATGAAACAGAACGAAGTAGCCATTGAGCATAAACTCAAAACAGAAATCACCGAGAATTTCATTACAGGTCTTAAAGCCCTGTTTGAAGAACACCATATCACTGTTCCGGAAGAGCAGTTTGATATTCTTGATGCTGCTGCGAAGCAGGCTGACGACATGGAAGCCAAGCTGAACGAGCAGACTGAAAAGAATGTTGAACTTACTCAGCGAATTGGTGAGTTGGAGCAACAGGAAATTCTAGTTGATGTGGCTTCCGACCTAGCGGATACGGAAGTGGAAAAATTTGTTGGACTAGCTGAAAGTGTTGGTTACGAAGGTAGCGAAGATTATCGTAATAAATTAAATACGATTAAAGAGAGTTATTTTCATCGGACAGTAAAGGAAGACGAAGTTGAGGCAGCACCGGTTTATGATGAGTTAGGTGATGTTAGCTCTAATATGGCTGCTTATATGACTGCAATCGGTAAACAACATAAACGTGCGCAGAAATAATAAAAAATATAAATAGTACTAAAGTAAATTAGGAGATACTAATAATGTTCAATTCAGAACAACTACAGGAAAAGTGGCAGCCAGTACTTGAGCACGCTGATCTCCCTGAGATTAAAGATGCATATAAGAAAGCAGTCACAACTGTAATTCTAGAAAACCAGGAACGAGCGATGTCGGAAGACAGAGCATTCCTTTCAGAGGCAGCCCCGACGAACGATACAGGTAGTGAAGTCCAAAACTGGGATCCTATCCTTATTTCGTTGATTCGACGGTCCATGCCCAACCTCATCGCGTATGATATCTGCGGTGTCCAGCCTATGTCTGGCCCCACAGGCCTCATCTTTGCGATGAAATCACGTTACACCAACCAGAGTGGCACAGAAGCTTTCATGACGGAAGCCGACACTGACTTCTCTGCGGATAACGTAGGTAGTACTTTGCAGGGTAACCATACCGGAAGTGATGTTCTTTCCGATATGTCTGCACACATTACAGTCTCTGGTATGACAACAGCTCAGGCAGAAGCCTTGGGTGATGGCACATCAAACAACAACTTTGCAGAGATGGCATTCAGCATTGACAAGGTTACGGTCACAGCCGTTAGCCGTGCGCTCAAAGCTGAGTACACAATGGAACTTGCTCAGGACCTTAAAGCGATTCATGGTCTTGACGCCGAAACAGAACTTGCTAACATCCTGAGTTCTGAAATCCTTGCTGAAATTAACCGTGAAGTCGTGAGAACGATTTACACAACAGCTCGGGAAGGTGCCGCAATCAATACCACAACTGCTGGTATTTTTGACCTTGATACAGATTCCAACGGTCGTTGGTCTGTTGAGAAGTTTAAAGGCATGATGTTCCAGATCGAGCGAGATGCTAACGCTATCGCCACTGATACACGCCGCGGTAAGGGTAACGTAATTCTTTGTGACAGTGATGTTGCTTCTGCTCTGTCAATGGCCGGTCTTTTGGATACAGGTTCTAACCTGTCCGATAACCTGTCTGTTGATGACACAGGATCTACATTTGTTGGAACATTGAACGGACGTTTCAAAGTCTACATTGATCCTTATTCAAACGTCGGAACAGCCACGAAGTTTTATGTTGTCGGTTATAAGGGCACAAGTCCTTATGATGCTGGCGTATTCTATTGCCCGTATGTCCCGCTCCAGATGGTGCGTGCCGTTGGTGAAAATACATTCCAGCCGAAAATCGGCTTTAAGACACGTTATGGCATGGTCGCCAACCCGTTCGCTACAGTGAACGGTGCCGGTGCCATTGACCTTAGCAACCCGGGTGCTAATGACTTGAATAAGTACTACCGTCGAGTTCAGGTTAATAACCTTATGTAAAAACACACTTATAATAACTATAAAGTGTTATTTCAAATACCCCGCTTCGGCGGGGTATTTTTTTATCTTCATTTCATTATAAATAGTAATATGGCAACAATTGATTCCTTACGAAGGCAACCTGATATACAAGACTTTAGCGCTACTAGTCAGTTTAGGGTTACAATGTCTAATTTTCCATTATCAGAATGGTTCTGCACTGCTGTAACTGTTCCTGGTATTACATTAGGTACTGTAGATAGAAGTTCTCCATTAAAAATGATACCCAGTGTTGGAGATACTTTAACCTATGATAATTTAGATATGACTATGATGGTCGATGAAGAATTAAAGAATTATCAAGAAATACATGATTGGATGGTAAATATTGGATTTCCATATTCACATAAACAGTTTATGGCAAAAGATAGAGTTGATGAAGTTACTAGAAAGGGAGAATATCCTTTGTATAGTGATATGCAGATTCATATACTGTCTAGTGCTAATAATCCTAAAGTTGTAGTACAGTTATATGATGCCTTTCCAGTTTCGTTAAGTGGACTTTCTTATACTACTCAAGATACAGATTCAACATATTTAACAGCAGATGTTTCATTTGCTTATATGTACTACGAATTCAGAGTATTATAAGTAGTATAGTGAGGAGTGGAAAGACAGCCCGATAAGGAAATTAATCTTCGGTCAATTCTGAATGTGCCGATGTAAACATAGGTGAGGTCGGGTAGATGCTCTGCGCCGCTCCTCACACTTTTATTATGGAGTAATTATGAAGTTAGTTGAATTGCAAGAGATGGTCGATATAGACCTTAAAATTGATGACACAGAATTGGATATGGAAAGTAGTCGTACTCCCCAATTACATAATAAATATCTGAAAATATATACCCAATGTAGCTTACAATTAAAAAAGACTAGAGATGAGAGAAAATCTTTATACCGTGATAAGTGGGAATATTATACGGGTAAAGCAGATTCTTCTGTTTATGTAGATAAACCTTTTGATTTAAAAGTATTAAAAGCCGATGTGGGTATGTATATAGATGCGGATATAGAATATCAAGAAATAACACAAAAAGAAGAATATATTAAAACCATGGTGGATTACCTTGAGCGAATACTGAAACAGATAACATCTAGACAGTGGGAAATTCGCAATACTATAGAATGGAAAAAGTTCCTACATGGAGAATAATTTTGGATGTAAGAATTGAAAAATTTAACGAAGTATATCTGCGAATTAAATGTGAAACCTCGATTGCCAAAGAGCTTTCAGAGTTTTTCAAATTTGAAGTGCCGAATGCAAGATTTATGCCGTCGGTACGGAATCGTATGTGGTCCGGTTATATT